TCACCGTTATGAGTAATTCGAATATGAGTAGGTCTAAAATTGTCTACCCAGTTTCCTAATTCAGTTAAGTCAAGTTCATAGGCTAACCCGCCGTCGAAGTAGGTATCCCATTCACCATTACCCCCGTTCCATGAACCGCCTTGCGCGTCTGTAGGAATCCATCTTACATTATCAAATATGCTAACCCATTCTAAAGGAATCATTGTAGTAGTCGTCGTCGTTTGTGTTATCGTCGTGGTTGTCGTGGTGGTCGTTGTCGTCGTGGTGCTGGTCGTCGTGGTCGTCGTAGACGTAGTGGTGGTAGTCGTTTGCGTGGTGGTCGTTGTCGTCGTCGAAGTGGTGGTGGTGGTGCTGGTTGTCGTCGTGGTGGTTGTCGAAGTACTTGTCGTCGTGGTGCTGGTCGTTGTAGACGTAGTGGTGGTAGTCGTTTGCGTGGTCGTCGTCGTTGTCGAAGTACTTGTCGTCGTGGTGCTGGTCGTTGTAGACGTAGTGGTGGTAGTCGTTTGCGTGGTGCTGGTCGTCGTTGTCGTGGTCGAAGTGGTCGTCGTGGTTGTAGTTAAAGTATTCGTGGTCGAAGTGGTCGTGGTCGAAGTGGTCGTAGTTGTACTTGTAGTACTTGGAAAGACGGTTTTCCAGTTCGTATTTTCCCATTCGCTTAAACCATCATTCCAAGTCAAAACGTCGCCGTCTGCCAAACCTGATACGTCAACGTCTTGCATACCCGATATATATAGCAAAGTATCTTCTAATCTTCGCATATTATCAGACATAATTTCGGTCCAGCTTTGCGTAGACCATCTTAATTTTTCTAATTGTGTCGGCGTTAATGTAGGCATTAGTTACTTGGTCCTATGTAGGTATTGTCCGAAGCCCCTACAGCTAAAGATTTCCATTCGCTGAATTTTCCGCTACGTCTATGTCTAACATATACAGTAAACGCGCCCGCGCGGGTTATAGTAAATTCTGCAAGTGGTTCCGTTTGGATAGTCGAATCATAATTTGTGTACCATTGAATATCTCCTACAAACGCGGGCGGCCATTGATCTACTTGCACGGTCCCCGGTTCAATACCCGCGCCATTAAATAATGAAGACGTAGGCCAAATCTTTGTAGTATTCGTGGACCCTACTTTGACTACCTCTATTCGACTAACAGGCCACGGTATAGACGCTTTTGTAATTCCTACTATATGCATTTGTGAAGCTGAACCCGCGTCAATAATTTTGCCGCCAAACTTAGGTAGTAATTTAATATAGAAGTCATTGACCGCTAAACCCGTTAAGATATTATTTGCTATTGAAGTAAGCCAAATAACTTGACCCGACGCGTGAGACACTACGGACGTATTCATAACGCCCCTAATTATTCCCGTTAGTCGCCAGCGGGTTGCATCTATAGGTTCAATATTTTGAAATGCAACTAACTCTTGTTTATTAATTAAAGCAAAACGCATAGCCGCAAATAAATTTGTTCTGCTATTAGTTTCAAAAGCCGGGTCATTCCTATATGGCGTGAATACTATTCCTTCGTCGCCGTCGTCGATTGCTATAGTTAATGGGTAAGTCTGATTAAGTGTTCCCCTTTGACTAAATGAACTGTAGATATTTTGTACTGTAAAGTCGCTACCAGTAGTAGACCATAGTAATTGAAAACCATCTTCAACGCCCTTACGTGCCGCTAACAGTAGGAACGCCGGGGCTTCGCCCGTTAGGTTATTATAAGGTAATTCAAACCAATCTTGATAAGCTAATATTAACGGGTCATAGGAAGGTGTTACCCACTGGGACCCGCCGCCCGTTTGAAAGTTATCATCGAACAAGCCTTCAAGATTTTGTACCAATCTAAAAGTAATTTCATTAGAATCAATTTGACTTGCATCCACTTCCCAAACTCTAAAGTCAACGTCTACAAGCCCGTAATCAGTATGCGATATTTCTATAATATCGCCTACCTTAACTTCGGAATATTCCATACCCAGCTTACAAGTTACTTGCGCTTCTGGATATGAAAGTTTTTTCATTAATTCCCAAGTACGGTCGCTTGCAGTAGTTAAATTATTAAATGCAGTTAAGTCAATAGTCTTTTGTTTGCGGTAGCCAATCAACCGGGCTACCGCGCCATTACGAACTCTGATAGTTCGTTCAGTATAGTCTTGATCTTCGTCTATAAAATTCGATCTAAAATCACTGAAAACATCTTCCCACGAACGCCGGGTAAATTGAAATTCTCTAAATTTTTCTGTAGTAATTACTTCACTTGCTACGTCTGTATCCCGAAAGGCTTTAAGGTAAATTTTATTTTCCGCTGTAAAGCTAACCGCGCCGTCAACATAAGTAAAGATTTTATTTACTAATGTTCTTAATTCCTCTTGTTTACTAAATGAGATATTTAAACCGTACCCCTTCCCCGCCCAGTATGTCGCGGCTTGGTTGAATGAAGGTATATCAAAATCGCCGTGGGTAGCGCCTGCAAGTCTAAACAAGTCATAGATAATGGCGGCGGGGTTTACACCATTAGGTAAATTCGGATTACTAATAGCCGCCGTTGAAATTCGTTTTACTACAAGATGAATAGTAGGAACGTTCGTAGCGTTCAAACCTAAAAAGTAATTGTCTTGGAATAAATGCGCCACGCCGCGAAGTGGTGAAGCATAAGGACCCGGCTCGGTAGGAAAATATGAATCGTCGCCGTCATTAAAAAAGTAAGTCCCTAAATCGCTTAGGCTTGCCGGGTCATTTTGTATATAAACGCCTTCAATAGTAACGTCCGGCCCTATACAAATTGAGTGCCAAATGTCCATGTAGTAATTAAAGCCTACCAATATGTCGTCCCCGCCGCCGCCCTTGCCGCCTACTGCTTCCTTTACCTCTTCTGTTTTTAAGTTCCCATACCATAGTAAATTTGTATTAATTCTAACAGTTCCAAAAGTCAAAGGAATTATTGAACCTTCCTTTGCTTGCGTTACTTGAAAAGAATCAAGCGTAGCCGGGGACATATCGCTGGTTTCGGGTCCCTTGCTTAATAGGGTAGCAAGTATTAACCCGCCGATAATGACCGCCGCTATGAGTATTGCACCTACAACCATTTGACTACCTTTTCAATTCTAAATATAGAAGTTAATTTTTTTTCAAAAAATCCTTTAAAGGGAAAATAACTAACGCCCCTGTTATGAATCGAATGAACCATCATATTATTATTTTGACCTAAGTATATCGAAGCGTGGTTGCCTACGCCTTGCGGCGTTGTAGCGAATGTTAATAAATCACCACGAATTTTTTGAACCCGTTTAGACATTCGTTTTATTTCAAAACCCGGTGCGGCTTGGTTCGAAAAATGTTTAAATAATGAATCTATGACATATTCATTTTTCGTATGTATATGCCAATCGCGCGCGTGGTAATCATAAGTTAATTCTTTTAGTATTCCAGCTTCAAGCCAGCAAGCGCCAATAAATAAAGCGCAATCAGCGCCGCCGCCTTTTACCATAGTCAAATGTCTATACGGCGTTCCTTCCCATGACTTGACTATAGCTAAAAAATTATTCCATATTTTATCGTTTCGAAAATATGCTTGCATTATCTAAAGCCCCAAACGACGGGGTTATTAGAAGGTATATAAGGCATACCCAAAAATCTTAATAGGTTGTCAAACTTATTTAAACAAGTTTCGGGCGCGCCGTCGCAACCCGGCAAGGCTACAACGTCGTCGTCTATCTGTAGCCGCAAATCAAAAGGTAATTGCAAACTTAAGACATTGCCTACATGATTTGTAACTAATCGAAAGTCCGTACCAAACTTGATAACTCCGCCCGTAAAATATTGATCTGTAAATGTACCGAATGTCGAAGACTCAATATTGTATCCGCTGATTGTAGTAATTGTAGCAATTACTTCCCATGTACTTTCAATTAAACCGCAACCACTATCGAAAACATCATGGTTGCAAAACGCTTGATATATTACGTTAGGCATCTTTGCGAATAGCCAGCTACTATTTGCTTCTAACTTTGCTGTAGCTTGTCGATTTTTTATAGTAACTGTTTTAACCGTTCCGGTGAAGATAATAACATAGTCCGTTAGGTCCGATTTAATAGCCCGGTAAATGACTACATTAACTGGTTCTATCGGAAGGTTGCCTATGTACGCCGCAAATATATCTGTTATAGGCGCGGTAATGTCTACATTAACACTTCCAAATTGAGTATCATAAGAAAATGACCCCCGGTTTATAGGCGCGGCGGCGTAGGTAACGCCGCGAAACACTAATGACTCATTA